AACCTTGGTTGACATTTCATAAGTTTTTTGTCGCTTAATGTTAGGCTTTATATCTCTTGCCCTTAATTTAAGTAATGGATTGCTACTGTTAACATTGTTTGACAACTTGATAGCCGCAAGAACAACTTTTATCTCTTCCATTTTGCAGCCATCAGTAATTAATTGCTGTTTTGCCGCCGCCGTTTCAGCCTGTGACCAGCCTGTTGCGTCCGACATTGCAACTCCTGTACTGCCACCGCTATTATCATTTCGTTGTGGTACATTGCATTTCTGCAAGATTATCTGTCGCCTTGATTGGATATTATTAAGCATACCTGTGTAATCATAATTAATAGCAAGTGGCTCAACTATTGGAGTTTTGCCATCTGCTGATGTGTAGGTCTGCATCCATTCTCCAGATTTTGGTTTCCTTACTTTTTTAGTAATGCGTTGTGTTCCATCTTTATCAACTGTTGTTTCCTGTTCAACCGGGAAATCAACATCATTTGTGTGCCATACCGCCTGCGTGTTCTGTTCAACATCGTTAGTAAAGTCTGAAATAAGCAAGTTTAAGTTATCCATTTCAGATATTTGCCGTTCAAAACAGCCCATTCTGTCGAATGACCTTGTGTATTCAATAATAGGGATTTTATGTAATGGGTTCTCTTCCCCACTTCTCTCTAAAAATCCCCATCTTGTTTTTCCTTTTTCTGGTCCGTTAGTAATTTTTATCCCATCCGTAACTTCATATCGAATATCTTTTGTAAAACAGGTGTAATATCTTGTACCGCTATGTTTGTCTTTGATATAAGTACCTGCAAGAATAACCCTCTTATCACTATAGGCTGTTGACCTTACAACAAATGTTGTTCTTGGATCCAAAACATCGTATGTAAAATAGCTTTCCCCATCCTCATATTCCGTATTCACATCAATAAGGACATAGCCAACACCACCAATTTCAACATATCTCGCAAGTTCCTGTTGTTTCTGCCTTGTGTTCTGTGATTCATAGCAACTGTTTAATTCTGCTATAGCTTCTGTGAGGTTAGAATCCTCATTGTCGCCGTTTTGAACTAGCGTTATAGGATTTCCCCACTTAAATCCTAAATTAAACTCTGTGACCTCGTTAGCCACATTATCACAGCATTCACAATCAATGTCTGGTCTGTAAGTCTTTGGGTTCTTCCTAACTATTGGCTGTATTCCTGCGTCATAATCAAGAAGAAACTGTATTCTGTTGGAATTAATATCATGTTCCAAAATTGCTTCACGCAAAATTGGTATTATATTGTCAGGTGTTATTTCTTTTGCACCTGTATAAATAGCAATTCTTCCTGTCTGCATTATCTACACCTCTAATAAAATGTCATGCCGCTTGAACTTCTGCTTTGTGGTATTTCCTTAATCTGAAAATCATCATTATCGTTAGGCACATACCATATCCATTTGTGGCAATGCTTGCACGCTAATTTATGTGTTCTTGTGTCTTTGCTGTCTGCCTTAGTCAAAAACTTATGGCAGTTCGGACACATGATTGATTTATCTTTACTCATATAAAAATTCATATTTTTACCTCATTGCATAACAAAAACACCGCCGCAATTAAGCAACGGTGCTTCCGATAAGGATGTGTTTATGAAGAAACATCTTTGTGACTTCTTACAGATATACTATACCATGCTGGTAATGTGACATTCTATGACATCTTTTACAGATATTCACTTCCATATTTGTCTTCAAAGGCTTGTAGTGCTTTAGCATGTATTCTATGTACCTGTCGCCAACACCAGTCTGTTTCATTTGCAATTTTTTCAAATGTAAACTTTCTGACATATCTTAGAAACAATACTGTGTAATAATCTTCGTTGTTTATCTGTTCTATCTGCTCTATTATTTTGTTCTTTACATCAATGTATTTATCTATAAGCTTGTCAAGGCTTTCTTCCATTTGTTCAAGTCTGACATATCCGCATCCTGTTTTGTCCGGATCCGATGATGACATGACCCTTTCTTCATTAACAACCGCTGAAATGCTGTATGATAATTCTTTATACTGTGTTATTTCTATCAATTTATTATCAATTATCTTGTTGTAATAGCTTATCTGGTTAAGATAGTCCTTAGTTGTCATATAAACCCTCCTCTTATATCGGACTTGACATTATTACTGTTTGTGTTGCCTTTTTATCTATTACTATTGCAAGTTGTGTTATGGAATCGCTTGCATCATCGTGTGGATTTTTGCCTTCTGATGTATACATCGTAAATTCGTCCATAGCGTCTTGATACATTTGTGTTCTTATGTAAGTTGGTCTATCATCTATTGCAAGATACTGCCTACTCATAAGAAAAATAAAAGTTTCTTTTACTCTGTCAGAATATCCTTTGATTTTTTCCTCTTTAGGCAGTTTTGTATTTGCGTAATATGGAATAATTCTGCAAAAATATACATTCTGCTTTTTCATTTCAGCTTTTATACTGTCCGTTATTAGTTTCCCACCAGCATTTTGCTCAATGTGCAATTCTGTTATGTAATGTTTCTTGATAGCTGCTACAATTAAAGGAACCGTAACCGCTTGTGTGCCTTTCTTGTACACCCAATCAATAATATATTTTTGCTTTCCGCCAAAATCAGCGCATACTGGCATTGATAAATTATCAGCTCCGCCAAAAGCCGGGTCGCACAATGCTATTATTTTTCGTTCTTTGTTTTCTAGCTCCTCGTTAAAGTCTCCATTGAAAAATCTCAATTCATTGTCCGGGAACAGTAATCCCTCACGAACGTAAGGCTTTTGCATAAACTTAGCCATCCATTCAGCCTTGTCAAGTTTTTCTCTCATATCCCTGTAATATGCTGTTGAAAAGCCGTTTATTTCATAATCAAAGTTACTTTCATCGTTTTCATCAAGTGCCGGTATTCTTCTAAATCTGTATTGAGAGTCATTTTCATATTGCTTTCTCATTCGTTCCAATGGATCAAGGACATTCCATAATGTACCTACCATCAATTCTCTTGCACCATCGTTTTTTCGGTCAACCATCTTGTTTAGATATTCTTGATAAGTATTTTCCATTCGCATAGGTGACAACGAATGTTCTCTATCTCTTACCAAATCATCCACATACAAATATCCATCTTTTGATACATCAACTGCACCAGTCCAAGTTCCATCAATACCACGGCAAGTAACTGTTGCAAATCTGTCTGGATTTCCAAGGGTTATTGTAAATTCATCAGCACTTTTATCTGTTACAAGCGGTTTATTTGCGTATTCTGGATTCCAAAAATAAAATAATTCAGAAAATGTATACTCTTCCGTAGTAAATAAGTTCACAAGCTCTTTATAGAAGCCTTTTGCGAGTATTCCAGAGTGACCGCCCATAGCTGAATGGCTATTAGGTCTGCGTAATGATACCCACGCAAGAAAGAATATGCAAATTGTGGACTTCCCAACTCTTGATGGCATTGATAATCCATAAAATTTAATTATTCTGTTTTCAAGGTCTTGCAAATCATTGACAACTATTTTAAGGGTGTGTCGTCTTGGAAAATAAAACCTTTTACTGTAATGTCTTTTCCGCTCCATATAAAACATAAAGCTCTCAAAATCATAATAGCTTTCAGTTTTAAGAGTTTTATACCATTTGTCAATTAAAGGATATTCTTCATCGTTGTCTTGAGCATATTTTTCTAAATCCCATATTCCAACACCGCTATGCTCCACGCAGAACCGCTCTATAATCTCTTTGCAGCGTTTTGTTAGTTGCAATCCATACTGAATATCTTTCTCGGTCTTAATTGCCACTTCTGACGCTTCTATGTATGCGTCCATGGCGCTTTCATCTATCCCATTTCTTTTTATGTAATTTTCATATCCATTGATTGTAGAAATTAGACCCTGACTAGCCATAAAAAAAGCACCTCCACTTTTCAGCAAAGGTGCTTGACCTCTGCCTATAATTGTTTTAGGGTAGCGGCTAACTCCGTTTGTCAGCCGGTAATATCACTTAATCAATATCTGCAATGCTTTCTACAAAGCAGTTGTAGTAGATATATCTCTTGCCGTTAAAATCAAACTTAACATATCCACCATCATTAACTTCGATGTCAATCTTTCCCTCGTATGTTGCAAGTTCCTTGCCATCCGCTGTATATACAGTAATCGTTCTCTGCATACCGCCATTTATATTGCTTCTCATATCTGTTACCGCTCTATCCCATGACGCACATCCAGTCATTCCGAATACAATACAAATTGTCATTCCTAACGCTAAAAGTTTCTTTTTCATAATTTCTATTCCTTTCTAAATTTTATCATCCTTTAACTTTCTAAGGTCAGCGGCTACAATCAATCTGTAGTCGGTAATATATTCAATCCCTTATTTCTGATATTTGTATTTATCACGACCGCACATAAATTTGCGTGTTCCATTATTAGCTTCTTCCCATGTGGAATATTCAACCGCAAAACTGCATTCCATAGGCTCTAGTTCGCAACCAGGGTTTGTATCGCATGTATTGAATTTTTCTATCGGTTGGCATTTCTTTTTATGAACAATCTTTCTGAATATATCAAGTACCCCTGTTTCTTCAAGTAAAAACACTGTTCCTGCAATGCATATAGATATCACAAGTGCCACAGCTGCTATAATCACAATTAAAAACATAATCACAAAAGCACTATTCATTCTTCATAAATCTCCTTGTTTCCTCGGTTATTTTAGAGCATATAGCGAAATTCGTTTCAATATGGCTTTGTGGCAGTCTGCCAAACTTTTTCAAAGCATATTTTTCTACTACTTCTCTTGAAATATCTATTCCAAAATTTCCCAATGCTTCTTCGGGCGGCGATTGATACTCTGATAAAGGATTGTCAATATTATTCATTTCTCATAAACCTCTCAAAATCTTTCCTGCACTTAGGGCATAAATCATATGTTCTTTCTAAAAATTTATATCTACGGACACTCTTGATTTCAAGACACATATCATTATCTTCAAAAGTGGGAACTATATCTCCGCAACATCCAACTTGCTTAAATCTAACTTCTTTCCAGCTCTTAGGTATTATTTCTTTTCCGCACCTATCACAAGTGTGCCATTCTTTTTGATGTTTCATTCTTCTACCGCCTTAATATCCGCCATTAAATTCCGAAAGCCATTCTTTCAGCTCTACATGTGCCTTAGCAAAGCAAAGTTCCATGTCACCATCATTTTCATCGACAATTACTACATCTTCGCCATTACACCTAGCTTTAGGGTAATCATCAGCACAGCCTTTTTTATAAATCAAAATATTCCAATCACATATTTTGCTATAAGTAATTTCAAGATGCATCGGAAAGTCTTTTGCTTTATCGTCAAAAAATTTTAAAAATTCATTCATTCTTCCACCAACTTTCTGCCGCAGATAGGGCAATAAGCTATTTTCATTACCATTTCAACATTCATATCTTTACTGCTACACACTGCAAAGGACGGACATTTATTCAAGTTGCATGTAATTACAGGTTTATTTGACAACTTATCAATCTTAAACTTGCCATAATGTGTTATGACAGGAAATTTTTCCTCGCAAAATTTACACATATTACACCTCAACCTCATATTTCTTAAAATAGTTTCCAATATCTTTAGGTATCTCAACACCTAGTTCTTTTGCCCTTTTAATACATTTGTCTTGCGGATAAATAATATGTATTTTTGTATCTCTGTAGGTTGTACAGTCTATCCCAGAACTATATTTTGCACATTTTTCTCTGTATTCACATATATCGCATTCGGTATTTTTCTCTTTATATTTTTTCGGTTTGTATTGTTCAAAGTCTTTACACTTATAATCAAGTGATGTATTATTCCCTTTTTGGCATCCATAAAACGGATATTCTTCTCCCGTTTCTTCATCAAAAATAAAATCCTCATCACAATATTTGCAAATTGAACAATCTTTCATATTACACCTCAAATCTTCGTAAATATATCCAAATCATAGTTATCTCTGATATGATCAACAACTTCCTGTAATTTGCTTTTCACAAATTCATCATTGGCAATATCTGGGTGTGCGTAAAACATACAACTGTCTTTCTTGCCGTCTGCTTTATATTTACGATAGTTAAATGTCATCATAAACAATGGTATTCTTGTTAAATTCTTTGTCTTGCGTCTTATCCAGCGATTAACAATTCTCTCAATCATCATTCTTCCCCCATAAATTATCTGGTAATTCTTCGCCGCCATAAATCTTGTTAGCATATTTCTTAAATGTCGGCACGCTACAACCTGCTACTTTTGCTGCCTTTACCTGTGAAGCCCGCCCTGATATGTACAGGTTAATTGCTTCATAAAACTTATCTTTGTTTAGTGGGTGTACGCCCATAGCCATAATAATCACTCCTTGTCTGTTTTACATCATTTTCTGTATCATAATTGCCAATATAGCTGCGAGTAAACATATAATTGTTGTTACTCCCTCTTTAACAGCTGTTGCAATAGGTATATCTTCTCTTTCAATGTATTTAATGTTGTAATAAGCCCATATTAGCATTGCTATGCCTAAGATTGTCTTCATAATATACCTTTACATTTCTATAAATCTATTTGCCAGCTTGCCAAGATATTCAGCATTGGCAAAATGTGTTATTGAGTAGTTAGTGCTTTCTCTGTGTTCTCTGATGAAATGGTCGTTAATCATTCTCTGTAAAACTGTAATGCCTTTATCGTCTGTTTCGTATATAGCATCAGTGTCGAAATGTCCGTGCTCTGTATCTGTGATAGTTGATAGTACAAAACATACATTCTTTAATGTCTTATCTGTAAGTATTGGGTGTACTTTGTGGAAATAGATTTCATATAACTGCATATACATCTTAAATCCGTCTTTAACGCAATCACATATAGCTGAATTATCTATGTCGTTGTCACAGATGTTATTGAACCTATCAACCATATCTTTTTCCTTAACCAACATTTCATCTCTTGTGACAGCTCTTGCCGTCGGTTTCTCTGAAAACGATGTATGTACCTCTCCATCAATGTTAATTGATGTATAGTCCTTATCTATATTGTCATTTATATTATCTTTTATATTTATATTATTTTTATTAGGTACAACTTTTTGAACGCCCTCGTTCAAGTTTTTTGAACGGTTTTTCAAGTTTTTTGAATGGGTATTCAATTTTTTTAAACTCCGTTCAAGTTTTTCTTTTTCTTTTCGGTCTTGTTTTTTTGCTTTTATTTTTTCTAATTCCTCATCATTAAGTTTAATTGCACTATAATTACAAAATTTTACTCCATTGATAAGTTTCTCTGTCTTTTTGATAAAGCCATCATCTGCCAGCTTATTAAGAAGATTAAATGCTGTTGTTTTTGAGCAATTAAGCCATTCTGCAACATAATTTAAGCTTCCTTTAAATTTGCTTTCACCATCTTGCGAAAAGCCATATACCAAAGCATAAGCAATTAGTTCGTTTCCTGTAAGCCCTAATTCCTTTACCATAAACCCTTGAATTGCTATGTAGTTGTCATTTTTAATGTCTGCCATATTGAATACCTCCGCTTGATATTATTTATGTATGCCTATGATACATACTCCGCTTAATTGATAAAAACAACAAACAGGCACAGCGGAAGTGCTTTTCGGTCTGCATCACCTAGTTTGTTGTAATCGGATAGACAGGACTTGAACCTGTGACTACTTGAATAAATCAAGCGTTACTCCCATCTGAACTACTATCCGTTGTACAGTTTCTTGTGTTGGAAAGTATTTATGGCACTTCATTACGCTATCTGCCATCCTGTTCGCAAATCAACCAGCACAAACATTTTAATTATTTCAGCAGGGAATACTGCAACGCCTGCTTATTCGGGAGCTACCCGACAACTTGCTATGGTGAGGATTTGCACCTCCACATGACACTTAAGACGAGTTATCTAAGTTGCAGATTTCAACTCATAAATCTACTGCAATACTGGCTACCTATTTCAGCACATAGCAACTTATATACCGCCTGTAACGGCTATCAAGGGAAAATGCAATAATATTTTGGGGGAATATCGAGAAGAACCTTGATAAGTTGAATTTCACACGCCTCTGTGCGAGGTAAAACTCTCCGAGTGGTCTTGCACCACCCTTAACTGAAACAGATCCAAGAGAGTATATGAAGGAGGACTACCTTAAAATGCAAAACATGGTAGTCTACGATAAAAGTAAGACGAACTACACCAGCCGGATTCGAACCGACGCATACATGAATCAAACTCATGTGTCTTACCGCTTGGCTATGGTGCATTAAGTGGCTATTCTCGGTATATATTCGCCACAAACCGCAGTGTACTATCCTTTGTAGCCATTATACTTTCATTGACCGACACGGCTATTCTGACAATTCTATGTATTTGTCAATGTACCACTTGGCTTTTTGAATATCTTCTAAGCCATTCTTGTTATTATGTCTGTAAATGTACTTAAAGGCATTGCATAAGCAAAAGTTCTTAACGGCTTCCTTGCCCTGTGTTTCCAACATAACATCTATACATTCAAAGCTACCAGTCTCATAATGGCTTGGATGATTAACATTGTCATTTACCGGCTTTTCATTGACGCTAGGTGCAACATCTTTAAGTGGGATAAAATTGTTATTTTCCCCACCACTTACAACGCAATCATTACATGGTCGCTGATTGAATAGTTTCAGCCTATTTTCACAATTAAGGCACATATTTATTATATTTCTTGATTTCATTAGACATCACCTGCCTGTCTATGATTAGCTTTGTAGGTATCAAATCCCTCTGGATATCTTGCTTTCAGCTTATCAATGTTAATCTGCATGATTTCATCAAGGTTGAACTCAAATGAATCACACATCAAAGCTAAGTACCAACATACATCGCTGATTTCACGCTTTAAATGTTCAGGATCTAGCTGCTTTTCATGGAAAATCCATTTCTTAAGCATGTCGTTAAGCTCTCCAACCTCGCCAGATAAACCTAGTGCAGCATTAAGAACGCCACCTAATTCAATCTCTGGCGTATCTCCACAATGATTGCCAATCTTTAAATCGTTAATCTTGTTCAGAAGCCTATCCGTAGACTTTTTATCGTTAGTACGCATAGCCAAAGTCTGATACTCTGCTCCCTGCATTTCTAACTCCTAACTCTTTTTTATTTTTTAAAATTTTTTGGAATTTACTCGGCTGAATTAGCCGTTTTGATGTGTGTATTCATTGAATATCTTATGAATAATTAAGATGTGTCTATTATACACCTATCTATCAGATTTGTACAGTAGATTTATTGATTATATTATATGAGTTATTATCAGGACTATATATTAATAAATATAATGGTTATTGTATATAGTTTAATAAATTATTATTGGCTGGTTATGTATATATAAATATATATTATAAGCCTTTTTATCTTTGAGAATATTTGAGCGACTTAGTTAGGCTCGCAATGCGTGTATATATAACCCCCACGCCCTGCGTTTGTACATCTTGCACAATGAAATCAGCCAGAACGGAGCCATTGCACAATAAATAATTATCACGCAATCGCTGTCAATCCGCTTGTTTACTGGCTTTATCGTACTTTTATCGTTCAAATGTTCTGTTTTCTCACTTCGCTAAACTCAACTTTAGCGAAATCATGCTATTGTGAGCCAAACGGCTAGAATCCGCTTGTTTACTGGCTTTGTGGGATTTCTTGTACATCTTGCACAATGTTTTCTTGTTGTGCAATTTGACGGACATTAGAGCCTTGAGCGTTTCCAGATGTGCCAAGCTGCGGAAGGTCTGCGGCTGTTTTAATGGTCTTTGTGGTGCTTTCTCTACTGACACCGGGAAGGTTCCACGCATAATGTCTGTTAAGTATTGCAAGGATGCCGACAGGGTTTTTGTTGCCGGTTGCGAGCTTGTTTGATAAACTTTCTTCACGAAAAACCCGCAGTTTTTCCGCGATGTCGAAACTTTTTGTACTTAGTTTCCTTTCTCCAGCTCCCCAATCTTGAATGGTGTCTCTATTAATTCCAGTTAATAAACTAAATCCTATAATACTACATTCTTTATCATATACAGCACACAAGTAATAATATATATATAATATATACTCTATTTTATCATAATCATACATATTAAAATTATTATCCATAATACAATTAGTGTTATTTTTATTAATATTATTACTTAACTTTAATATGCTTTTATCACTGAAAACATATTTATTAATATACATTAGGGCAGCATTCCATCTGCTTTGTGGTTCTTTAGTCATATCTTCGATGTTGTGCTCTTCACAAAATTGTGATAAATACAGTTCTATATCGTTCTGGAATACTTCGGGCGTGTCTGGTGTTTCTTGTACTTTCTCCATGCGTCCCCCTTTCTGCTGGATCTGCTCCAGCTAATTATATTTTATATGCGCTAATAACATAAAAATAACCCGATAACAATATTTATATTATCGGGTGTAAATCTTATATTTAATTATTAGCATAATAACACAATAAATATAATTAATCAATAGGCATTAAAAAAGCGATGTATAACAATATACACCGCCTAAATCATATTATCTTCTTTAATCGTCTACTATTTCAGCCGCTAAAACAGCTATTCGCTGCTTCATTTCTTCGGTTGAACAGGTTTCGTTGTAATAATCGCCAGATATAAGTGTATAGTCGTCAGTGCGCTGTTCTTCAACATTCCAACCGCCGCCATATGCCAAACATAA